TGTTGGCCAGGTAGGTGCGGAACTGTACGAAGGTCTGCTGCTGGGCCTGCAGCGCGGCGATACGTTCTGCAAGCTCCCGGCGTCGCTCCACGATTCCGGCGGCCTTGCGGCGGTATTCTTTGAGCGATGCGCGGAGCGACGTTATGAGCTCCCCGGCCGTAGTCTTCTCCAGCTCGGCGAGGGTCTGCTCCAGCGTGTCGATGGAGCTTTCGGCGGCAGCGATGCGCTCGCGTGCGAGCACGGACTCCCTTTCTGCACTCCCTCGGGCCGCATCGAGGGCGTCGTAGGCTTCGTCGAAGAGGCTGCGGCGCATATCTTCCACCTCGCGGGTGCGGGCTGCGACATAGTCCCTGACGCGGCCGATATTGAAGCGCGCGCCTTCCATTTCGTACTCGGCGGCCTCGACCGCACGCTTGCCCTTGGCCATGCGTTCTTCCCATCCGTGTCGGTCTGCGGCCAAGGTACGCACCTCGCCCCGCACGGCCGAAATCATCAGCTCGACCTTTGAGGCTTCGGCCTCGTCGTCCAGAAGGCACTCCCCGACGCCTGCCATCTCGGACTCTTTCTGCGCCAGCTCCGCCTGTGCCGCCGCGACGTCGAACGTCCGGTCCGAGACGAGGAAGCGGTGCGCGCAGGCGGGACACTCCACCGTGCCGGCCAGCCGGGCCAACAACGTCTCGATGCCGGCCGCGAGCGTCCGCTTGCGCCGCTGCAGCTCTCCGATGCGTGCCGTGGCCGTGCTGAGGCGCTCTTCGAGTTCCTGCATCTCCGAAGCAAGGGCCGTATCCTTTTCCGTTGCTGCGGCCTCGAACTGCGCGTGTTCGCTTTTCAGGGCCTCGAAATCGGATGCGGCACGGGCGAGTTTCTCGCCGGTCATGGCGATGATCTTCGTCCACTTGTCGATCTCGGCCCGTGCTTCGTCGATCTGACGTTCCTTGATTCGGGCGACTTTGCTCCAGTCGGTAAGTTTTGCTTCGGGCACAGGCGCGAGCAGTTCCCCTACGCTGGTCATGCAGCCTGCGAGCGGCTCGTCGGAGTTCTCGACCTCCTGCATGCGTTCATCGATCCCGGAGAGACGTTCGCAGAATTCCCGCTTTGCGGCGATCAGCTCCTTTTCGCTGCGGATCGCCTCGCGCTTGGCCACTATGCCCGCACGGATTCCTTCGATCTTCTCCTGCCGCGAGCGTTCTTTCTCCGTTCGGGACTCCTCCTCGGCACGGATCTGCTCCACGAGCATCTCGATGCGCCCGTCGAGCGACGCTATTTCCAGATCGGCTTCATGTAAGGTTTCGCCCAGCGGCGCGAGATCGGCCTCGACCTGTGCGATGGCACGGTCTACGACGATGCCGTTGCTGAAGCGGTTGATGATCTCCTTCTTCTCGCGGTCGGAGCTGGAGAGGAAGTCCTCGTAGCGGTGGCGCGAGAGGATGAAGGCGAAGAAGAGCTCGTCGCGCGTGATGCCCAGACGGTCGAGGATATAGCGGTTGGCGGCCTCCACGCTTTCGTGTGCGACCGCCTCCAATGCTCCGGCCATGCCCGCAAGGCATTTTACGGAGGAGGTTCCTTTGCGGAAGATCTCGCGCTCGACGGCAAGTCCTTCGCCCGTGGCCGTGTTTGCGAAGCGCAGCGCGACGCGGCACGCCTCGGCGCCGTCGTTGATGATCTCCTCGGAGCGTACGCGCCGCAGGGGCGCTCCCGTAATGCCGAAGGCGATGGCCTCGACGAGGGTGGATTTCCCGGAGCCGTTGCTGCGCTGGTTGTCGTTGTCGGCGTTGCGGCCGAATACGAGGGTCGTGGTGCCCTGTGCGGGCGAATACTCCAATTCGTGGAAGGAGCATATATCCTGTGCTGAGACGTGTTCTAAATACCACATGGCGAGTCGATTTTTGCAAGGTAAGACATTCCGAGTCTCTGGTCGATGCTGCGTGCGTCGCAGAACTCCCCGTAGGCGCGGCGCAGGCGCTCGGCGTCGAATTTCTCCAGTACGTCCTCCTCGGGAGCCTGCACCTGCGGGGCATCCCGCACGACGACCTCGACCTTCCCGGCTCCGGCTTCGAGCAACCGGCGGCGGTCCACCGTGTCGGTCGCCGAAGCCGCGACGCGCACCCGGATACGGCAGCGGCCCTCGTCGCGCATCTCGTCGATGCGGTCGAAGAGCGGGACGTCCACATCCTCCGCCGCCACATCGAGCGTGCGGTAGCGCAGGTTGGCGCGGTTGCGAACGAACTCCGTGGAGCCGTCCGTATAGAGGATCGTGTAGCCCTTCTCTTCGTCCTCCCCGAAGTTGAACTGGCGCGAGGAGCCGATATACTCGATGCGGGTTCCGGGCACGACGGCCCGGTTGTGGTAATGCCCGGCGAAGACGCGGTCGAAGGGACTGAAGATATGGGCCGGCAGTTCCTGCGGCGCAGGCGTCGAGAGGGCGCCGTTCACGCTTTCGTGAATGTAGAGGTAGTTGAGTTTCCCTTCCGCGAGACCTCCCATCACGAGGGCCTGCAAACGCGAAGTAAAGCTCCCGTCCTCGGGAAAGTAGCTCATCATGTGCAGTGCGAAGTCCCACGCGGGGTCTTCGAGCGTCAGAAAGTCATCCACGACCGTGACCGAAGGGTGGCAGTCGAAGAGGTGGCAGTAGCCGCGCAGGGCCTCCTGATCCACCAGATCGTGATTGCCTTCGGCCAGCGTGACGCGGATACCGGCGCGGTGTGCGGCCAACAGTGCGTCGTGTACGGAGAGCAGCACATCGAGCGTCTGTGCGGTGCGGCTCTGGAAGAGATCGCCTCCGAGGGCGATCTGCGGGATGCCGCGCTCCGTGCAGAGCTCCAGCGCTTCGGCCCAGTTGCGCTCGAAGGCCGCGACATCCTCCTTGGATACGTGCATGTCGTTAAGAAGCAACAGGCTCGCTGTCTTATCTTGGTTCATGGTATGTATGCAGCTAAAAAAGGGAGCGCGGGAGCGCCCCCGATAAAACCGACTCTCACCCGCTAACGCCTGCGGCGCAGGGGCGTTTCTTCCTCCTCTTGTTCCGTGGTGTTTTGCGGCTCCTCTGCGGGCGTCTCTTCGTCCGCAGGGCGGTCCCCCAGAGCATCCTCGATCATGTCCAGAAGCTCGTCGTTGGTTACCGAGCGCGTGACACGCACGGGGAGTTTCTCCTGCTCGATGAAGCTGCGGATCGCGGCCCGGAGCTCCTGTCCCTGCTCGGTGCGGTCCGAAAGGCCCTGCGCCTTGAGCTCCTCGAAGCGGTTGCACAGGGACTCCAGCGTCAGGGCGCCCGCGTCGGCACGCTCCCCGTCCTTGGCGCGTTTGTCGAAGCTGAACGACGAGGTATCCTCCTTGGGGATCTCGGCGCGGAAGGTCTCCACGGCGGCAGTCATCTCGGGGCTCTGCATCACATGCAGCCCGTAGCGGACGTCGCACTGGGCGAGGAAGGCGAGCGTCGCCTCGAAATGGTAGCGCGTATAGCGGTAGATGATCTCCGGGATGCGGGGACTGTTCACGAGCATCGTGAGCTCCTCGCGCGTGAGCGTCTCGTTGTCGGATTCGTTGTCGATGGAGAAGCAGTATTCGGTCTTGCCGCCGTTGCGGCGCTTCTCGACCTCTACGGGATAGGCGTTGTAGACCGAGGATATGGGGCACGGGTGCTGGGGGTTCTTCAGCAGCTTCTTCTCCCAGAGCTTGAAGCGGCGCTCGTCGAGCTCCTTGAACTGGGAGTGGCTGAGCGTCAGGAGCTGGATGCCCTTGGCGCGCTCCTTCAGGTCGATCATGTACATGGCGTGGCCGTAGTTGAACTTCAGGCCGCCGCCGAACGACCCGCCGCCGATCT